GGTTTGAGACGACACCATTCGTCGTAGCATTCAAGCAGGCAATGTGCGCAGTGATCATGTTGAGCATGGTCGTGCGCAGGTTTATGTCGGTGACGGGCGAGCCATCAGTGTTGTTCAGGTAGCCACAGGCCTCGTTGAAATACAGACCCAGCAATGCCGGGTCAACGGTGTTGAACTCCGGGTATCGCTGGGTGAAACTCTGTGAATTGAACACCACCACGGTCATGGCCTACTCCTCAGGGGTTTCGCGATCATCAAGCTTGCCGCCCACTGTGCGGCCCTGCTTGTCCTTCAGCTTGACGTTGGGATCGATCTGCTCAGTACCGTGCTTCTCGTTCTCCAGTTCCCTGGCATGGGCGGCACCATCGGACTTGTTCTTCTCTGCGTAGATGAGACCTTTTTCAAAGGGGTCGAACTTCTCGGTGCCGTCGTGGGTCATGCGCTTCACCCACTCCAGCCAGAAGTCCTCGGCCACGAGTGTCATGCTGTTTCCGTAGATCACCTGATCCTCGGATAGAGCCTTGAACTTGCGGTTCGGATTCGGCTGGAGGTAATGAGCACTTCCGCGAAGATGCACACGCTTCTGGTCCACCTGGAGGGTGTAACCGTTCCACATTTTGCAGTAGACGATGACGGAAGGAATCTGGGCCATTGGAGGCTCCCTAGAAACCAGAGAGGGTGACGATGGCAGCGGGGATCTTGATAATGGTTCCCCAGGTGCCGCCGGACTTCTTCTGGTGGGTGGACGAGGTCTTGCGGACGATCGCATGGCTGCGGCTCTTTTCAGTGAAGGCGCAGAAGCCAGTCTTCTGGCCCTGGACGCTGGGCGCAATCAACTGCGCGGTGTTCACGCCAGTGGAGAGCGTGTACTGCACAGCGGTGAAGATCTTGAGCTTGGGGAAGGCTTCCTTGAGGAACTGCTTGACGGTCGCGGTGCCGTAGGTGTTGAGCATCGGGGTCAGCAGGTAGGGCTGCTTCGCAGGCGGTAGGCACAGTTCCAGTTCGTCTTCCATCTCGATGTTGCCGTCAAGCTGAAGCTGAAGCGTGACGAACATGTTCTGGATGTCCGCGAAGATCTGCACGCCCGTGGTGGACGAGGTCCACGCACCAGCGAGCGGAGCGATCGCAGCGGGCAGCGACGGGTCGTTGAGAAGCCCGTAGTTGCTCAGTCCGGCCACGCCCAGGAAGTAGGTCTTGTTCTGGAAGATGTTCATGATGAGCGCACTGGACACGTTCTGTTCAGCAGCCCAGTCGATCTTCGCGAGACCGACCTTCGCCATTTCCTTGTCACCCCAGCGAGTGAAGATCTGGTAGTGGTAGGACTGGCGCGGTTCCCAGTTCACGTTGGCCTGTGCGAGGCCGTTGTCATCATCGTCGCCGTAGCTCGACACTTCACCCGTGCTCTCGATCACCGGGAACTGGGCGGTATCGGTCGTCCAGTCGCCCTTCTTCTGCTCACCGAAGATCTCGACGGCCTTGAGCGGTGCGGTGAACACACGCACCACATCGGGGTCGAGGTAGTTGGCGAGGTAGGCAGGGATGCCCGCGTTGCCGATGGTGACGAGGCCTGCTTGCAGCAGGTTGACCGGGGCATCCATGGCCATCTCGAGAGCTTGGTCCATTGCGATGCCGGGACGACGAACGTCCACGCAGGGCTGGAGGAAAGCCTCGCCGGAATCAACGCCAATGCCATAATACTTGGCGAAGTTTTTGGTTTTGGAAGTGAAACTCTTCATGGCTCATCGCTCCTAGTTCAAGATGCCGATCTTGCAGAGGTCACCGACGTTCCCGGCAGAAAGGAAATACCAGGGGGTCTCGATCCACGCGGAGAAGTTGCAAGCCTGCGCGGTGATCGTGCCCGTGCTGGCGAGGCCCATGATGACGGTGCCGGAAGTCCCGTTGAAGGTGCCAATGCTGGCCACCCAGTTGTTCGCGGGGATGCTGGTGATCTGCTGGATCATCTGTCCAGGGACGATGGTGCCGCTGGTGACCGTGTTGATGGTCAGCGTGGTGCTGGAAGCAGACGAGACGCTGGAGCACACGCAGCCGCCGATGCCGACGTTCGCGACGGTGGTGAAGGTGCCACCGGTCGAAGCGGCCACAGCAGCCTGGGTCAGGTTGATGGTGCCGGTGCCGGACGAGGCGGGCAGCGTGAGGGTGCCGCCGGACTCGATGTAGTAGTTGCCGTTGGTGAGACCGGGGCCACTGATCTGCTGACCCACAGCGAGCGTGCCGCTGGCGAAAGCGGTGACGTTCATGCTGTAGGATCCGGCCGTGGTGGTCGCGGTGATCGATGCAGAGGCACCGACCGCAGCACTCACGAACGAACCGGCAGCAGCACCGTAGACATCACCGGAGAACAGGTTCGCGAAGACCTTGTTCCCGATAGCGCAGTCGTTGTAGGTAGCCTTGGCCCAGAAATCGCCGCGCCCGAACAGCGTGCATTGGTAGCCCGGAGGCACCACGAGGCCGTTGACGCCCAACCAAGTCGTGACCAACGCCTGCTGCTCGTTGTTCACGAATCCAGCCGGAAGAGCGGGCTGGGTGGGGGAGAAGTTGTTGGCGACACCAGCACCACCGGCCTGCGCGTAGGAGACCCACGCGAACTTGCCGACCGTAAGACCGAGAGCACCAGCGGTGAGACCAAGCGGACCAGCCGCAATGGTCGTGGTCGTGTTCATGGTCGCACGAGCACCGACCACCGCAGGAGCGGGGTAGCTGTAGACTTGAGACTGAAAACCACCAGTCATGTTGTTATCCTCCTAAGCCAGAGTGGGAGCGTTGGGGAACTGCTTGCGGAAGCTGTCGTCACCCGTGCCGTCCTGGGCCAGTTCGATCTTCTGATCCATGGCCAGCTTGCCGGGGAGCATCTTCACCATCGCGGGGAACGCGGTTTCCGGCACGCCGCGCGTGTCGATCTTGTTCGCGGTCAGGGCAAGCTTGTAGATGCCGAACACGCTGTCACAGGCCAGCACGTCGATCTTGCCGACGTAGGGCCGCACGGCTTCCTGCGCTTCGTAGCGCGCCTGGAGTTCGTGCATGGAGTCCTGGGTGGCCAGGGTGCGCAGGCTGCGGAAGGCCGCGTCCATGCTGGGCTTGCTGTCCTTCGCACTGCCCTTCTTGTCCTTGTTCATCTTCTTGTCCTTTCCTTTGGGCTTCTCCTCCGCGTCGTCCTCTTCTTCTCCCTCCTCGTCGTCGGACTCGTCGGACTCGTTGTCCTTGTCCTCTTCCTCGTCGTCGATGTCGTCCTCTTCCTCCTTGCCGTCAGCGAGGTTCTTCGAGGACTGGCCACTGCCCTGCTCTTCAGGCAGCTTCGGTGCGCCGTCCTTCGCGCCCTTCTTCTTGGGCTTCACCATCGTGGAGTTCTTCAGGAAGTTGGGCGGGATCTTCATGTCGGCAGCATCTTCGTCGCTGTCGTCATCCTCGTCCTCTGCCTCATCCTTGCCCTTGACACAGCCCTTCGCGTCCATCGCATACTCACCCTCAGCCGGGATGAGCGTGGCCAGTAGATCCGACAGGTCGTCGAGGGACTCGTCCATTGCGAGACGAGACTCGAACTTCTCCTTGACGGTCCCGACGATGCCGTTGATCTGCTTCTCATAGCGACCGGGCGTGATGCTCTTCAGCACATTGTCCAGTTCACCGGCCTTGAGACGCTGGTCCTCGGCCATCTTAGGCGCGAGATAGAAAGCCAGGGCACCCTTCACGGTCTGCCCCTGGCCAGTCAATTGACGAAACTTTTTGCCCATTACAGGCCTCCTGGTTGGGTGTTCATTTGTCGGAGTGGTTACCGATCTTGAATTTCTTCTCCGCTGCCTTGATGCGATGTGAGATCGTCGTCTGGTCCTCCTGTGAATACTTGGAACGGTTCTTCGACATGCCCCAGTAGCTCGCGGCAGCGCGAACGTGTTCAGGGGTGTCGAGTGGGTATTTGTGGTTCTTGGGATCTGCGAATGTGACGCTGCCGTATTTCGACTTTCCTTCTTTCGGGTTCGTGTCTTCCCTCTCCTCGATGTCGGATGTGATCGATTGGTCCGCTGCGATCTTGCTGTGCAGGCCCATGAGCACATCGACGATTTTCTTGGCACCCATGCTTGGGTCGAACAGAACGTATGCTCCCTTACGCTGCGGCATGTCGTCCTCCCTTCACTATGTGCGTGCCCATCTTCTTGCCGGTGCCACCCGTGTCGATGAACGCGTGGCCCCAGTCGCCTCTGTGAATGGCACCCAGGTTGGCAATGGCCTGCTGGTCGTGCTGCGATCCTGCGGACATGGCCTGCTTCATCTGCTGCGGTGCGTAGATCTTCACCACGTCGAGGCAAAGCTCGCCGGTCTTCGGATCAACCCAGCCTCCGACCTTCATGCTCTTGTCCTTGAACAGATCCTTGTTCTTTTCGAGCCACTGCGCGGCGTGCTTTTCCAGTTCCTTTGCGCTCATGTTCTTGGGGTCGATCACAAGGCCACGTTCTGGATGCACACCAACCGAGATGCCCTTGGTGACATCCTCACGGGTCTGAGCACTGAACGTGAACCCAGCATCCTTCTTCAGCTTGCCGTCGAAGTTCTTGACGCACGACATCATCCGGTTCACGGTGTTCGACACCTTGCCCATGCCACCGACGTGCTGGTTGCCGTGGAACTCGTGGCCGGGAACGTCACCGTCGATACCGAGCGCATCCATCAGACGCTGCGCAGGAGAGACCTTGAGAGCCTCGCGCACGACGTTGGCCACATGCTTGTAGCGGATGAAGTCCATCGAGTCGCGCACCATCACCTCGTGGCCAGCACGACCTTCAGTAACGAGGCTGACGTGGTTGCCCTCGATCTCCTCCATGTGCCCGTCGTATGCCTCACCCTTGAACACGCCGGACTTCATCACAATCTTGTAGCGATATGCACAGGACAGTTCCTGCTTGGTCTCGTCCTCCACTTCCTTGATCGCAGTCTGCGTGTGGATGACCAGAGAGTTGATCAGGTATGGGTCGTCGAACACTGCGTCGGTGCCCGTGCTGCCGACGTAGTGCTTCTTGACCTCAGGATCCTCCAGGTTGAACTTGTCCACTGGGATGTGCTTGTTCATCAGAGGCAGATTGTTGAACGTGCTCGCTGCCTTCTTCAGTTCTTCCGGTGGCCTGAGGATCATGTATTTCTTGTCCCGCTCCAGGCCCAGAGATTCCCAGTTAGGAATCTCCACGCCCAGATACGGGTTCACCGTGGCCTTCGAGATGTTGCATCCATCGACGTGGAGAAACCCGTTCGCATCTGTTCTGCGAGCGGTGCTCTTGTCCATCGTGATGCTGTCTAGGCCTAAGGTGCTGCTCATGCTGCTCTCCGGGCGGGTAGTTATCCCGCAAAGGAGTCTTGGTTGGGTTGCTAGGAGACGGGTCCGAGAGGAACGACATTGGTGGGTTCGCCATCAGTGGCACCCAGAGCGGGCGCAGTGGCAGCGAGTGCATCCGCCTCGGCCTGGGCAGCTGCAGCGAGTGCATCCGCCTCGGCCTGGGCAGCCTGCTCGGCCGCGTAATCCGCTTCGGGCAGCGGGTAGGCTTCGCGGAACTCAGGCATGCCGTTCTGCGGGTTGAAGCTGATGACGTAGGCATTGCCGTCCGGCTTGACGCCGAAGTAGTTCTTGGCCTTGTCCAGCTTGGTCAGCGGGCGGGCCAGTTCTTCGAACTCCTTCTTGAGCGGCTCCATCGCGGCCCAGATTTCATTCGCCTTGGTGATGTTGGTGGTGATGGCTTCGACGTTCTCGATCAGGGTCATAAGACCTCCTTTGGTGATGGTGCTTGTTACTTGCTCGCGCGAAGTGCGCTCGCGGCCATGCTGTGGGTGTGTGCGGCAGATTCATGTGCCTGGGCCTGTCTTTCACCTTCTGGCCCACCGGCACGATGCCATTCCTGTGCAGCTTTGGAATGTGCAGCATTAGCCGCCGTGTGTGCCTTCGCTGTGTTCGCCTTGTTCGCCACCTTGGTGGCTGCGAAGGCTGCTTGCGATGCGCCCTGAGGACCACTAGCCGACTTGCCGAAAACCTTCTTCAAGGCCTTGCTGCCAGCTTTCGCTGCCTTCTCAGCCCTGCCTGAACCACCTGAATACTGGTTGTGGCCTTCGGGGTTGCTGTCCATCGTGATCGAGTTCTTCAGCGAAGACATGGTGGCTCCTACTTCCCAGCAGTGCGGAGTTGGATCGCGGTGGTGAGATGCACACTCGCGAGATTGTTGTGGTAGGCAATCTTGGCGGTTGGCGTGCCGACCGAGTTCCATGCCGCAGCCGCCATGCTGTGAGCCTGATTAGCCTGGAAGTGCTGAGTCGAAGACATGCTCGCGTTGGCGAGGTTGGTGAGGTTGTCGGCCACTGCGGTAGCGGCGAAAGCGTTGTCTTGGGCTGCGGACATTTTATCGCTCCTAGCTCTGAGGGTAAAGGGTGGACTGCGTGAGAGCGATCGCATCCTGGTCACTCACAGGAACGGGTGCGCTATCGGGCTGTGGGTCTGACTGAGCCTCGAACACGGCGAGGTCTTCGCTGAGTTGCTGCTCTTCTTCGGCTATCTTGGTTGCGAGATCTTCGCTCATCCTGCTTCCTCCTCATCGTCCTTGAGTGTGCTGTATTCGTCACCTTCGTCGTTGTAGCCGGGGATGATGGGCATGCTCAAGCACCCGCAGTTGATCGCGCTTCCTGGCCACTGCTGCTCACCTTCCTCCATGCTCTGCATACCCTCGTCCACAAGGTAGGGCATGCTGTCCCAGCCCTCATGCTCCAGGCGCGGGTGAATGGACGCTGCGGTGTGCATCCACTGAGCCTTGTTGATGCCGATTTCTTTCTGCCTTGTGCGCACGAACAGTGAGGTGGCCTTGTTGTTCTGGTCACGCGCGATCAGGCCTGCACGTCTGCGCGTGATGCCGAGAGCCTCGTGCAGATCCTCAGTCAGGCCGGTCAGGTCACGGCCTTTGTTGATGCTCTTGTAGACACGGTCACGGATGAGACCGAAGTATTGCCGCGAGATCGTCCCACCCTTGTTCGGCTTCGTGCTGATCAGGCCGACGTTGTCGTCCAGCCTCTCAGCCAGGGCACGACGCATGCTGGGCGTCATCTCGAACTTCAACGCGAGATGGCCCCACAGATCCTTGCGCTTGATGAACGGAACCTTCGGCGGCATGGTCGTCGCATCCATCGTCACTGAGCCGATCCGCTGGAAGAAGAGCCGCTGGACGTTGCTTAGTCCTTGAATTCTGGGAGCCGGATTGAACTTGGCATCTCCATCTCCGACTCTGCGCTTGGCTCCGGCGGCGGGTCGAACGGGTATGCCAGGGTTAGCCACGACTTTCTCGTAAGTGGGATGCCCAATCGCTTCAGTGCTTGTTCGACCGACCCAGGCTGGTGTCGTGTAGACATGACTCGCTCCTGCTATTTTTTCCTGCGCCTCTTCTTGGCTGATCTCCCCTGACTTGACCTGTGCCCAGATATTCCTGACCGTGTGGTTTCCCTCGCGGCCCTTAGTTACCTTGCTGGTCTCCTTGTCCTTCTTGTCGGCCTGATCTTCATCGGATCGCTTGAACTCAGCAGAGAACAGACTGCGCACACGTTCCCAGGTAATGCTCTGCATCTCGCGCGGCAGCAGGTTGCGTTCCTTCGCAGCGCGAACATAGCACTCGTGGTTGAGTGCATAGGTGCCGCTCAAACCAGAGGAGTCATTGCTGAAACCTGCACCGAAGTTCTGCCGCACAGTCAACGAGGTTCCACCATAGGGCATCATCTGGATCGCGGCTACAGCGTGCGTGTCGATGGTGCAGTGCCCGTTCTTCGAATTGGGGGAGATGATGTTGTCGTAGAAGTTGCGCACCTTGTGCTTGTCACCCAGTGCATGGCTGATCATGGTGGCACTGCCGTCTTCATAGATGCTCACAGCCTTGGCCAATGCATCCAGCGTGCCCCATGCACACTTTCCTTCTCGCGTGCTGCCGTCTGGGTTGTGGACCACATCACCATCCTCATCGACCAGCACCGCATTTCCCAGCACCCTGCCCTCAGGTGAGAGTTCCTTGTAGCTGCGGCTATTGTGGGTCTCATCGTAGGCACGGATCCACATCGCTTTTTCGTCCGCGTTCTTCAGTTCTCCAAGTGTCTTTCCAACTACATCCTTCAGTTGCTTCTCAGCAGCATCACCGATGTAGCCGTTGCGATCCTTGATCCACTCGGACATGTGCTCATCCCACTTCGTGCCCTGCTGATCACGCATGATGTCCATCGTGCGCTCAGCCAGAGAGACGTTCTGGAACCAGTCCTTCTGGGGTGACAGAACCGCAGTGATAGCTGCCGCCTGAGGGTGGGACAGATCGTGGGACTCAGCCATTGAGCTGGTGACGGCATTTGCACCGTCATACCAGAGCTTGGCCCGATCACGATCCTCTGCTGCCATCGAATCGTGTAGGTAGAGCAGATTGCGCACACCGTGCTCGATGTATTTCTCAGCAATCTGTTCCGGTGTTTCAGTGCCATCGAGCTTCAGACCAGGGGTGTCTTTCACAAGCTCTGCGACCTTGGCAAGCGGTGATGGCTGACTCTTCACACCCGCCACGGCTTCCTTCAGTGCTTGGTAATCTGACAGCCTTGTATCGTGCTCTGGGTCGTCCTTGAACCGCTCTTTTTTGACCATGTTGCTTGGCACACGGGTGCTCAGTTCAGCATTGCCGAACCCAGTGGTGAACTTGCCGTGCTCGTCGCGCGGGTGAAGCTCTTCCGAGAAATCGTCCATAGCCAGGGCATCGTAGGTGAGCGGGCCGCGCGCGGCCACCTGGAAGCCAGCCTTGCGCAGGCTTGCCCCGAAGGCGAAATCGACGTGGTCCAGGCAGCGGTGCAGGAAGCCGTGGACGACTTCGCTGGCGCGCAGGTTGAACTGCTCGACGTAATGGGCCTCCAGCCGGTCCAGCAGCCCGCCCAGGACGTGAGCCGGGAACGTAGCGACATGGACAGGCTGGTTCATCTCCCAGAGGCTCTGGATGGCTCCCTGGACGTGCTGGTGCATGCTGGTGATCTGCGCGTCAAGCCTGCGGGCATACCAAGCCCGGACAGCCGCACTGGGCTGCACGGGCGAGAGCAGGATCGGGTTCGGACCCGGTGCGCGCAGGGGCATTCTACTGACCGTCGCCGTTCGCGACGGAGCCACCATCGGTGCCGATCACGGTGCTGGTGCTGGGATCGACGACCTCGGTCGCGGGGTCCACAGCCTGATTGACGATGCCTCCATTGACGATGTTGGCGATCCCGATGCAGGGCTGGTCCTGCAAGCAGAGATGCTGGAAGGTTGCGATCGCCGTGTTGACGTTGGGGTCGGTGACCGAGCGTCCGCAGCATTGGAAAATGTAAGTAGCCATTTCAGGCCTCCAGAGTGTTCAGGGTTTCTTCTCTTCCTTGGTGATGAACTGAAAACTGAATCCTTGTTCTCGTAGTGCAGCCACCAGACGTGGCCCTTCGATCTTGTAGTCGAACCCATCAACCGGCGCGGGGAGCTTGGCTTCCTGGTAGAGATGGACTAGCAGTGGCTGGGCCTGGAAGCGGTAGAAGCGCAGGGTGTCGAGGTCGTTCATTCCGCTCCCTCCGCTATCTTCATGCCTGCCCACTTCAGACGTTCCGACGCATCCATGTGTGCTTGTGCTTCGTCGAGATGATTGGATGTCACGCACTCGGTGGCTAGCTTGCCGTGCATGCTGGCCGCAGTGTTGAAGTCTGCCGTCTTGCCAGACTCCATGGCCTTGTAGGTGGCCTCTCCCGCTGCGCGCGCACTGGCCAGAAGCTGCTTGTCACCGAACTTGGCCGCAAGCTGCACGGACTTCATCGAAGCCTCGTAGCCCGCCTGTGCATGCTCGTGCGCGCCCACGCCCGGATAGGTCTTGGGTGCGGCTGTGCCGGTGTATTGATTGATGCCCTCGGGGTTCGCGTCCTCGGCCTCGTTGTGCTTCTCGTTCGCCTTCAGGCCATGGGCGATGATAGCCGCGTGGTGCGCGTCGATGAACGCGTGATGCACATGACTCAGGTTGCTGGTGGCTGACCCCAAGGCCGCTTGATGAGCAGCCAGTGCTCGTTGATGCGCATGCTGCGCCTTCAGGTGAGCAGCCTTGTAGCCAGCGGTCCACGCACGGTTCGTGGACCTCTGTGCGGCTGACGAGAGCTTCGTCGCTTTCGCGAGTGGTGAGTCGTTCTTACCACCGATGCCGCCAGTATGCTGGTTGCCGTTGAACTCGTCCTGCGCGATCGCGTCCATCCAGAGTTCATACGCGTGATCATGCAGAACTGAATCCCCAGGCGAATTGAATGCAGCGTTCGTCTCGGCCGTGTTCTCGGCCTGTGCGGATCCTCCACCACCCGCGCCACCCGCGCCACCCTTGCCCTTGGGAGGCATGGCACCGGCCGGTGGGGGAGGCAGGCCCAGCTTGCCCTCCGGGTGATCCACGTCCAGGTCATCGTAGCCGCTGTCGGGATCCGCTGCGATCTTGCCGCGCACCTCTTCGGGGCTGACCGCGCCGATCGTGACGTAGACCTGATCCGTCTCGCCTTCGGACTTGCGCATCAGGGCCTTTTCCTTCTCGGTCTGGCTGACCAGATCGACGAAGTCGAACGTGATGTCGTCGTAGATCTCTTCGAACAGGGACAGCATGACGATCTTGACCAGACGCTCCAGGTTGGGCCGGAAGATCGACTCCTGCTGGTTGTTGATGTGGTTGTTGTAGATCGTGATGTCGCCCTCGGCCGTCGTGTTCAGACCCGTGGGCGTGATGCCGATGAGGATGGTGAGAGGAGTCTTCGCCACTGCGGCCATGTGCTCCTGCGCCTGTGCCTGCAACTTGTCCAGGCCTGACAGGCTGGTCTCGTGCTTCTCGAATGCCTCGCCCTCATTGTCCAGGACCATCAGACCCTGGTTGTCGCGCAGTGCATTGAACATGCGGGCGCGCTTCATGAATTCGTCGGAGCCCTCGCCCTGGAGGATCGAGGACAGGTCCGTCTTCAGCACGCTGCACGAAAAATTCTTGAGCAGACGGCCGACGCTGTCCCGCGTGCTCATCCAGTAGTCAACATACGGCTGGGCAAGCTGGCTCAAGCTCATTCCAGAAAAATTGTAGATCGGCTTGAGCAGGTCAGGGAGTGGGCGTGCCACGAACGTGAGCAGACGTGAGGCATCAACACGCGCACCATAGACCCACCATGAGGTCGGCTCGTAGTAGTCCTGGCGCAGCGGGTAGGTCGAGTTGTAGGTCGCGGGGTAGGTCGTGATCGGCTCGATGACCTTCAGTGCCTGGAGCGGGTGCTTCTTGTTGATCTTCTCGTGCTGGATGAGCAGCTTGCTGCCGATCTCCTCGACATCGTCGATCTCCTTGTCACCGAAGTCCAGGTAGATCTGGCCACGACCGAAGAAGCCATCGAGCACAGCGCACCGCTCGAACATGTTCTTCGCGTGCAGACGCACAAGCTCGGCCTCGATCTGCTTGATCTCCTTGTCGCGCTTGTGGTCGCCCGTGCTGCGGAACTTGATCCACTTGCGGGTCATCTCTTTCGCAGTGCGCTCGCTGATGTCGCGATACTCGCTGATCTGCGTTAGCTCGTTCAGGTAGGGGAAGCCGGGAAAGCCCAGACCAGTCATGCCCATGGCGTGCTGGTTGTCGTAGCCCTTCCACATCGCGCCTAGCTGGTCGTCCATGGCCAGGACGTGCTCGTCCAGCATCTTGCCGTCCGAGCACATGACCTTCATGGGTGGCGTGTATGGCTTGACGGTCCACTGCGGCACCGGCATTTCGTGCGCGTGGTAGATACCGGACTTGCCTTCGTTGTCATCTTCCAGGCGTGCGAGGAACGCTTCGCTGATGCGCTGCTTGTGCTTACCCAGAACCTCTGCCACTTCGACATGATGCTGGTGCCTGCGCCACTCGCACACTGCGAGTGCCCAGTAGCCTCTGCGCTTGCGGTCCAGCCAGGAAAATAGACTCATGATTGCAACTCCGTCAACTGGATATGGATGGTTGCGGTGTTGCCTTCAGTGGACGCGGAAACATCGTAGCCGTGTGATTTGAAATAGCCGCCGATGAGCGTGCATACGAGCTTGAAGAACTCCGAGAACTTGCCATCCTCGAAGCCCTGGTCGGTAAGCTCGATACTGCAACCATGCTTGTGCGCCTTCTCCATCGCGTCCAAGGCCTGGATGATGTAGTCAGCCGCCATCTCCACCGCGTCGTTCATGAAGTCTGCCTTGGCCTTGTCGTCCGCGCGCAGGGGCACAGGCTCGGGCATGGGCGGGATGGCCAGGGGTGCGGACAGGCTGGCGGCGAGCAGAAGGAGTGCGCACAGGCTGATCATGATTCGTCCTCCACAGTCACGCTGTCACGCGGATGCTGCGATTCATCGAAATCATCCTGCGCTAGTGCCTGCGCCATCGCTTCGTAATCGCTCTGCGTCTTCTGATGGACCTCGGAAGTAATACTGCAACGATGACTCGGAGCAGCCAGAGCAAGTCGCGAAGTAGCCACATAGCCGCTCCTCATCACGCACCGATCGCCGCAAGGAAGTCATCACTGATGTGCATGCCAGCGCCCTTGACCATGGCCGTTTCCATTGCACCGATGAAAGCGTCCACATCGTCGTCGTGCTGGGCATTGGGGAAGTTCGCGCAGTTGTCTACGAATCCTGCGCACCATTCGCCACCTTCGAGGATCGTCACGAAGCCTGACTCGACCGCAGGACTCACCGTGTCCGCGCGCAGCACCTTGTCGGTGGACGTGATGGTTTCGAAGATCGGCACTGTGCATTCGCGCTTCATGGCCTGCACTGTGGCCTTGCCTGATGCACTGCCACCGCCTTCCACGTAGACCTTCTGCGGGTGCCATTTGTCAAACTGCTGCTGCACGGCACGCTTCACGTCGGGGAATTGCAGCTTGCCTTTCCACACGTCGATGATGTAGTAGCGGTTGCGCGCGATACCGAGCGTGACGCATGACGTGTAGTCGTCCTGCTTCTTCTCGCCCAGTGCCGTGTCCCAGCGTTGGATGATACGCAGAATGCCAAGCTCGCGGAAGTAGGCACGACGCTCGCTCGGCCCCATCTCGATGGGCTGCTTGATCGGTCGCAGGAACTTCCACCACTCGCGCTTGAACAGGTTGCCCTCGGCCGCACTGGGACGCTGCTGGTAGAGCGAGGCCCACACCTTGGATCCGACACCCGGCTCGTCCGCAGTGCCGACCTTGATCTCCATCAACTCCTTCAGCGAGTAACGCTCCTTGTGCAGAGGGTCGCCTTCCTTGCGCAGCAGCGAGCCGTCTTCGTCGAACTCGTCATGCTCAGCAACGGCCGGGAATGAAATCACTTCCCACTGCTCGCCGCCCTTCTTCATGTTGTCGAGCAGGTGTCCCGCAATGTCGAACTCGTGTCGTCGTGTGATGATGAGCAGGATCCCAGCCCCTGGCATCTTGCGGGTATAGAGATCGTTCACATACCAATCCCACGTCGATGCGCGCACGGTCTCGGAGAACGCTTCCTCGTTGTCCTTGACCACGTCGTCCATCAGGATGATGTCGCCACCGCGACCAGGGATACCACCACCACGCCCTGCGCTCTTGTAGACACCACGATGATTCACGACTTCGAAGATGTCGCTGTTGCGCAGATATGACCCATCAGCGACGGTGCGGATGTTCTTGCCCCACAGGTTCGTGTCGGGGAACAGTTCGCCATACTCCTCGCTGCATATCACACGCTGCACGTCGCGGTTGATGGAGGATGCCAGATCATTACCCCACGACGTGCCGATGAAGGCCATGTCAGGGTAGCGACCCAGGCAGTATGCAGGGAAGCGACGTGAGACGATCTCGGTCTTGCCGTGGCGCGGAGGTGCGAACACCAGCATGCGCGGACCTTCCTTGTTCACAACGCGTTGCAGGAAGCGATCCATGCGCCTGCACAGCAATTGCTGGAACCAGCCAGCGAGATAGTCCGGCTTCGTATACATGATGAAGTCGAGCAGATTCACGCGTGCCAGCTTACGCTTCACGATCTCACGCACAGCGAGGGGGAGGCTAGGTCTTTGCACGGTGCGCCTCCTGCACAAGAACCCCACACTTCGCCAGGATCTCATCCAGTGTGCGCAACTCCTCAGGTGCTAATGCACTGAGGTCCAGTTGCTCTTCCACGCCCATGGTCTTCTGAATAACTTCTTCACGCTTCGGTGCGTCCATGCCCAGGTAGTTCGCACGACGTTCCATGATGCGCAGGATGCTATCCACATAGCGTGGATCGCGGCGATGAGGCATGAGACCAGTCACCATCTGGTCGCACCGCTCAAGCTCAAGCCTGCGTAGATACGCAGCACTGTTCATTTCGCTGGCATTCAGTGCATCAAGGGATGTGCGCAGCATGCGCGTGATCTGCGTATTGCTCACTCCGAGACGACGGGCGATTTCACGCTCAGACAGGCCAGCGATGCGCATCTGCAAGCATCGCTCGCGGCGATGCTTGGCCAGCACCATGCGTGGGTGAGTGGGCGCATTCACAGCAAGGACGCGCTTCTTCTTGGTGGTGGACGATGTCACGGGCGAAGGGGCAGTGTTCGCAGTGGGCACGGGTGCAGCCACTGTGGGCGCGGCTGTCGCAGGTGCGATCATGCGCAGCACAGTCGTGGTAGAAATGCCTAGCCGCACAGCGATGTCCTTCGGAGACAGGCCAGCAGCCTGCATCTGCACAGCTTCTGCCTTGCGCTGCACATGCAGGGCATGACGAGCAGCCTGGGCTTGTGCAGAGGCCGAAGCCGCTGCATTCGCTGTGGGGGTGGTTGATGCCTTCGCCATAGGGACAAGTGTGCATCCGCGCAAGGGGTCCAGCCCAGACTATCTGGTGGAGGGGCTGCAAGTCCTAATCTGTAACACATCTAAGTCTAATCAAAACACGGAAAGAAAAATAACCTGTTTCAGAATAACACATTTTAAAACGGAATATGAAACAGAAAGACAGCTATACAGCACAAGGAAAATTTGAGTTCAGTTTCAGAATAACAGATTATTTCTTCTTAATTTCTTATAGAAAAGAAGAAGAAATATATATATATAGTATTAGAAAATAGATCTATTCACTATAAGTGAAACCATAAGGGGGGAGAGTGCCGGAAAGAATTGTGTTTTCTGTAACAGCGTTACACATTATTTCTTACAGTGGCGCGGCTTTCAGGCCTTTGTTACACATTCTGAAAAAGCAGAACGAGCGTTCGGTTTATGGATTTTCGGGGTGTTTTGTTCATATCGCACTTGATGAACTTGTCATGCACTCATAAAACATCATTGAGAAGATCAAGACATCTGGTATAGGTGCCGGTTTTTTCCGACCTCGCATAGCTCCTGGTTGGGCAGATCGGGGGGCAAAATAACTTAAAAGTAATCCGAGATTTTTCCTGGCAACCGACCTATCATTCATCACCACCCGTTTCGGTTCACCTTACCCGATTCACCACCTTAGGAGCCAGAATATGCTGGATTTCAAGCAGATAGCAGAGCTTGCGCTGGAGGCTTGCGGGGAGTTTGCTCAGCAGCTTCCGGTCAAACATCGCGAGGTAGCGGATCAACGTATCACTAGCCTCAGGACCATGCTGGCCAGCGCGCAGCCGGTCGGGGCACCCAACCAGATGGCCAAGCACTGGGAGGATTACCGCAACAGTCAGAAGTTCGTGGTCGAGCACATCGACACCCAGCGCGAGGTCAAGTGCCTTGAGGATTGCATCATCACCGGCTACGCGGCCTTGGTTGAACTCACCGGCCTGAAGGAGAGCACGCTGCGTCAGCGCATATCGATGGGCCGTGGTGTGATGAAGCGGCTGTCCAGGGAGCACACCTCAGACTACTCACCTATCCAGTTGATCATCACCCGCATCAATACCCGATAGAGGTCCGCATGCCTAAGAAGAAGCTTCCACCGCAGGAAGCTTTGACTCTTGCGCTGCACGACCTCGAACGATCAGACCTGGACGAGTCCGACAAGGACGCACTGGGCATGATCGCACTGAGCGCAGCGGAGACCAAGGCACTGCACCCGTCATTCAAGGACATTCCCTCCCTGCTCATTCCCTACCACGACCCGTGGACAGGCCAGCCCTTCATCAACCACCCTGGTGCTGAGCCTTACTCACGCATTCGCTACCTGAAGGAACAGACCGATCTGGTTTCGGTCGCCACCGGCAAGAGTCAACGCTACGCGCAAGCACCTGGGACCGGCCTCGCTGCCTACTTCCCGACCAATGTGACGAACTGGCCTGAGATCCTCAAGGACGTTCGTTACCCAATACACCTCGCAGAGGGTGAGAAGAAGGCGGCATGCGCCTGCAAGTATGGCTATCCGTGCATCGGCCTGGGCGGCGTGTGGTCCTTCATGAACGGCAAGGAGGGACTCGACTTCCTACCCGAGCTTCAGCAGATCAACTGGTGCCGCCGCAAGGTCTACATCGACTTCGACAGTGACGCTCGCACCAAGCCAGGAGTGTGCAAGGCCGCGAACGTGCTGGCCGAGCGGCTGGCTGCGCTGGGTGCCTACGTCTACTTCGTCGAGATGCCTGAGGTCGTGGCGGGTGGCAAGAGCGGCATGGACGACGTGCTCAAGAGCATGGCCGACAAGCGCGACTTCAATCAGGTTCTGCTCCAGGCGAAGATGCTCAGCATCACCAAGGCCCTGTGGGAAATGAACGACGAACTGGTCTTCGTGCGCGACATCAATCAGGTCATGGAGCGCAAGACCAACCTGAAGATGCGCCCAGAGGCATTCACCAAGAGCCTCTACGCGAACGCGACCGTGTTCGAGTCTGAGATCAACGACGACGGCACGGTGACGATGAAGCGGGTCAATGCGGCCGACCGCTGGATGAAGTTCCCGTGGCGCTGTGATGCGACCGGGCTTGCCTATGCCCCAGGCTCACCGCAGGGCTTCATCAATGGCAGCGGCTACTACAACACATGGCCAGGGTGGGGAGCCGAGCCGGTGAAGGGCGACATCTCGCTATTCACCACACTGATTGATCAGCTATTCGAGGGTCAGCCCATTGCGAAGCGATACTTCCTCCAGTGGTGCGCTTGGCCGCTTCAACATCCTGGTGACAAGATGTATGTGTGCGCGGCCTTCTATTCACTCAATCATGGCCTGGGCAAGAGCTTGTTGGCATTCATCCTGGGCGCAATCTATGGCAAGAACTTCACAGCGATCAAGGAGCGTGACCTCACCAACACATTCAACCCATGGGCCGAAGGCTGTCAACTGTTGCTCATCGACGACGTGACCGGATCGGACAACCGCGCGCATGCTGACATGATCAAAGGGATCATCACCCAGCACGACGCGATGGTGAACATCAAGTTTGTCAGCCAATACAAGGTGCGTGACTGCTGCAACATCATCCTCACCTCCAACAACCCGACAGCCTACTACCTGGAA